GATCCGCACCACAGAACGTAATTCACGCCGTGATTTCGGATGGTTTTGGTCATACTGCTCAAGCCTTTTGTTAAATTTAGTTCCCATCTGTAACTGCTCTACTACGTTTCTATCAAGTTTTTTTTGGTGATTTATATCAACAATTTTAAATGTCAACTATTTATCACCTTCGACGCGATCAATGATGGCTTTTACCTGTTGGGGGTGCCAGTGCCATTCCCCTTCGCCATACCCAGGCTTGCCAAAAACAGCCTTGTCTTTGTCAATCTGGCGCTGCCGTGCGCGGGTCTGAACGCCACGCCGGGTCAGTTCCTTCGCGATGGCCCGCATGGATGTCATGTTAAGCTGGCGGCACTGCACGATCTCAGGCCAGACACTAAGCGCATAGTCGTCGGCCCTGGTCTGCTTGACCTTTTGCCCTTCCTTCTGGACCTGATCCCAATTGTCGGACCCTAGCTTGGTCAGTTTCTTTTGGCGATTAGACGACTTGGTTGCATAGAACCCGTCTTCCTTGATAATGCGCTTCATTTCAGCGCGGGTTTTTTTGACCCTATCACTGATCTGTTCCCGCTCGTACTGGGCCATGGCCACGATGATGTGAATGGTGAGGTCCGATACATGGGGCTGGTCGGCGCATACGAACTTGATGCCCGATTCCATCAACCTGGATACAAACGCCACTGAGCGGCTTAGCCTGTCCAGCTTGGCCACCAGGAGCGTGGCGCCGTGCTTCTGGCACATTGCCAGCGCGGCATCCAGTTGCGGCCGTTCTTTCTCCGATTTGCCGCCGCTTTCAACCTCAATAAACTCACCAATAACTTTCCACTTGCCGCCGTTGAGGTAGTTGATGCACATCTGTTTTTGTGCATCGATACCCAGGCCGTCAGCGCCTTGCTTGGTGGTTGATGCCCGATGATACAACACCATCAGGTCATCCGTACCACCGCCATGCTCATAGACGCCGCCAGCGGCAAGTGTCGTTGAGGATTTTAGTTCTTCGGTCATCACTCCCCCCTTAATTAAAACCCATGCCTGTTGGATTGCCGTAATGATTGAGCCACGCCAGCAACGCTTTCTTTGTTGTTGGAATGTCGAATGTCCTCACAAAAGCCGTGCCATCTTCACGGTCTATTTCCCGCGCCCGTTTCTCCGCTTCGCGGCGTGTCGTAAACCATTCGGCTGAATCGAAGACGCCGTCTTGTTGGCCTATGTCTTGCACTTGGTAAAATCGCATCACCCTTCTCCCCTACGCTGCTTTTTTCTTGGTGGTCTTGGACTTCACTGGCGAATACACGTCGTATGCCAGCAGTTCTTGGAAATCATCCCAATCAAAGAACGTGTCCAATTCACCATCGCACGTTGCAATGCCCGCATATTCGTAAATATGAATTTTTGGACGGGGCCATACTTGCGGGAACCAGCGTTTTTCTATGCCGCGAATAATTTCCCACCGTTCTGCCAAAGATTTACCTTTCCAGTGGTGTCCCTCATTTCCCAGATTGAAGAGGATTCTGGTTACAGTTGCCCACCGCATACGCCGATTGTCAGCCATGTAATCTGGCCGCACCCGCACTCGCGACAAATATATCGTGTGGACGGTGATCGTTTTATAACCAAGATGATCCCAATCATCTTTACCTGGGTTCAGTTTCCAGGTCCGTTCAATCGTAATTGCGTTTGTCAATTTTCTAATCCTCTTTGTAAATGTTCTGACAACCCAATGTCGTCAAAACGCAATGCCTATACGGGTATATACGCATGTGCTATAAGAGTGTCAAGAATTAAATTAAAAAAGTTTGACGCATGAAAACCAAGACGCCCTTCTACATCCGATTACGAGCGGACCTGATGGATACCTTGCGAGAGGAATCGGAGCGCCGGGGTATGACCATGACCATGATCATTGAACGTGCCCTGGATGCCCAATTTGGCGCGGAGAAGGGCAACGTGGTGGACTTGCAGGGTTACATGCCGGCGGGTCAAGATGGTGTTTAAAAACAAATACAGGGCCGTCAAAACGGAAGTCGATGGCATCATGTTTGATAGCAAACGCGAGGCGGCGCGGTATATGGAGCTTGTCTTGCTGGAACGTGCTGGCGAAATTTCGCGCCTAGAACTTCAGCCAAAGTATGATTGCGTGGTGAACGGCAAAAAGATTTGTACTTACAAGGCAGACTTCCGTTATTTCAACGCCAACGGGTCCGTTGTTGAAGACGTTAAGGGTATGAAAACACCCGTGTATCGGCTCAAAAAGAAGTTGGTCGAAGCCCTGTTTCCTGGCGTCAAAATCCAAGAGGTTTCTTAGTGTGTCACATTTGCAAGGGCCGTGGTGAAATCGTGCGTCCGATCTATACAAAACAGGTGGTGGTCACACGCTCAATGCAGACACGGGAAGGCATAGAGAACCTTCGCAGTTGCGAAAACGTAGTTTTGGGCGGCGCCGATGCCTGTCCGCGGTGCGCCCGGCTGGCGGAAATCGAATATCAAGCGTCGCGGGCATGATTTGTCCGCATTGCGAAGGCGATGGTTATGTCGAGCGCAAGGGGTGGTGGGGTCCGTGGCTGGAGCCCTGTCCCTACTGCTATGACGGCCTGGGTGAGGTGCCTGATGAGGATGAAGATGACTGAAGTCAAATTGTCATACGCAGAAATTTTGCAGGGCGCTATGGTTGGCGTGATGCGTCAGGTCCAGAACCTCAAAGCTGGCCGAACGCATCGCCATGGCGGTTCGGCAAACAACGGCTGGCAGATGAACATTGAAGGCGCGCTGGGTGAAATGGCCCTGGCCAAGCACCTGGACGTTTACATCGGCGGTACAGGTGTTATTCGCGGCCCAGACGTTGGCGAGTGCGATGTCCGCACCACATCCGGCGCTAATAACAGGTTAATTCTGCACCCTGATGACCCTGATGACCGGGTGTTCTGGCTGCTGACCGGAGCAAATGGCCAATATCAGGTGCGCGGAAACATCCTTGGCGCCGAAGGCAAACAGCAGAAATGGTGGAAAGACCCGGTGGGTGGGCGCCCGGCCTACTTTGTGCCGCAAGGGGAATTAAACGATGGCTAAGTTCCCTCACCTCCCTTTGTGGACCGATGCCTATATGGCCGACACGCTGCACCTGACGCATGAAGAACATGGCCTGTATCTGATGCTTTTGATGACGATCTGGCGGTCACCAGATTGCAAAATTCCGAACGATTTGGAGTGGGTAAAAAGGCGTTTGCGGGCCACCGATCAGCAGATGGAAAACCTGGTCAAAAATCTGCTGGATGAGTTCTTCACCACCACTGGAAATCACATCACACAAAAGCGCCTCAAAGAAGAATATGAGTATGTGCGAAAAAAATCGAAAAAGAATAGCGTTTCCGCTAAGTCACGGTGGCAAAAGGAAAAACAGGTATGCGAACGCAATGCCCCTATACCTATACCTACACCTAGTATAGGAGTTACTAACGTAACTCCTTCGCTCAAAGCAGATAATCTGTTTGAGCAATGGTATGAAACCTGGCCCCGAAAAGTTGGCAAAGGGGGAGCGCGAAAAGCGTTCAAAGCTGCCCTTAAAAAAACCGATTTTGAAACCCTCTGCCAGGGCCGTGATCGATTCATCGCGGCAGCAAGCGGTCAGGACAAAAACTACATTCCTTATCCAAGCACATGGTTGAACCAGGAGCGATGGTCTGATGACACAACAGCAATTAATCCAACGCCAGCAATCCCGATCCGTGGTGGAAACGGAACACAATCTGGAAGCATCGCTGCCGCCGTCGGTGGTTTCGTCGCTCGACGCGGTGGTTGATGCAGATTTTAACGTGGTTGCCTACACCATCGACGGCCCCTGCCCCGTTGATGACCTTACGGCCGCAATTGCAGCCATCGATGCTGCCAGCCAGCCGATGCCAGCGAAGGCGTTGGGCATGCTGATTGCTGAAGTGTTTAGCCTGACCAAGCGCAAGAAGGATGACCAGATTACGCTAGACCTGGCCGTTGAGGCTTACGGCTCACGCCTGGAGCAATACCCTGCCGACATCGTCCATGAAATTCTGACAAAATGGCCGGATCAATCCATGTGGTGGCCTAGCTGGCATGAACTGAAGGAAGAAATTGATTGGCGCAATCGGCGGGCAAAAATGCGCGATGCGCTGGAAAAAAAGCTGACGCCTGATCGAACACGAACCGTTATTAACCAAGCTGCAAGAGGATTTAAAGCATGAATATTAAAGGCAAAATTATCCAAGTGATGGACGAACAATCTGGCGAATCGGCCAAGGGGCCGTGGCGCAAACAGGAATACGTTTTGGAAACGGAAGGCCAATATCCCAAGAAGGTTTGCTTCATTGCATGGGGTGACAAAATCGATGAATGGTCGATGCAGGAAGGCCACGTTGTTGACGTTGGCATTGACCTGGAAAGCCGTGAATACAACGGGCGATGGTACACTGACGTGAAAGCCTGGAAGGTCACAAAAGACCTAGCGATGAGCCAACTACCGCCGGGCAAGCCTGACAATATGGCCGACGAACTTGAAGACGATATACCGTTTTGATGGTTCGGAGAAAACGCAAACCGAAAGCACCGCATAGCGACCTGGGAACGGCGGAAGCCAAGCAACACGGGGTTTTCGTGCTTGAGGAAACCATGGTTGCTGGCGTCAAGCGGGCGCGTAACACTACCGTCGATCCTATTGAAACCTTGCGAAAGCGTGAACTAATCGATGCGGCGCAATATGCAGCCGGTCAGCGATTCGCCGAAATATTCCGACGCGCCATGCTAGCGGAAGTTTACGCGACAGTGCGATTTGGCCACATACCATCGACGCCAAACATTGAAATGCTAGAAAACGTGGAGCGGGCCAAGGCGGAAGTCCGCCAGGCGATGCGCCACATAGGCTATCCGTTGGCCGATCTAGCGGAGCATTGCCTGGGCAATAGCAACCCGATTAGCACCTGGCGAAATGGGAAATCGTCCATTGAAACACTACGTTTGGTGCTAGATGGGCTAAAAAACTACTACAAAATGTAGTTGTCAATGAAATGCCCTAGTTTACAGGCGATTCCTGATTGGGTAAAGTTCGACAAGGTGGAATTGTTCCGCCTGACTTGTTTTAAGACTCTTAGCGGCTGGGGTAAAACCTGGCCGCGCTCCGTTTTACGAGGTGCCAGGCGATGGGCCGACCAACCAAACGCAATCAAAAATTGATCGATGCCTTGCTGCTAGGTTTGGAATCTGGCCGGTACGAAAATGAATTGTGCGCCGAACTCGACGTGCATCCGACAAACGTCCGCATATGGAAACGCAAAGACCCAGAACTGCGCGAAATGGTGAACGAGGCCCGGCGCGATGGCATACTTGCGCGTTTGGAAGCCGACAAGCTGGCGCTTGAACAGGCGATTAGCCGCGACGACATTCTGCGGGCAAAAGAATGCTTGGCGCATAGCCGCTGGGAAGCGGAAAAATTGCTTAAAGATTTTCAGCCGATTCAAAAATCCGAAGTGAAACATTCCGGCCCCATGATCATTGGCTGGGAAAACGAAACGCCAACGAATGAAACTAGCGGGCCGCGATTAGCCCACTAGCCCCAATTCGATCAATTTTGACGGTTTTTCTCTGCCAAAATCAGGCGCAAGGCGACGGCGACCGGACTCTGAATATCCTGGGTGCCATCTTCCCAACGTCGCACGGTTCGCGGGTTCACGGGCTTGTGGCCAGGTTCGGATAGCACGTCCGCCAAGCCATAAACCGATAAGCCTAGGGCGCGGCGAATGCGTTTCAATTCGTCGGGCGTCATGGGAATTTATAGCCATAATCGGCAATTAAAATATCGCGCACATTTTCGCGGTCTAAACTATCACCATTGGGCGCGTCAAAATTACAGCCTGGTTTATTGAAATAATCCCGCGTCGCCTGTTGAATGTCGCGTTTTAAGGCGCCCATATCGTAAATACCGCCGCGCCCATAAAACGAATAAACATAATCAACAAACGCTTTTGGGATTTTCTGGGTTTTAGGTTCGGCAATAACACCGTTCCCGATATAGATACCCGTCGCCCATGGCGGCGTGACTTGTGGCGTTTTCATTTCGTATCCTTTCATATGGGCACCATTGCCCTAGTAGCACCAAAAGCGGGCAATCCCTAGGGAATCCCGCTAATGGCGATCAATCGCGCTTGTGGCGCGTTTATGCGGCGACGGCGCTTGCTTTTTTCTTGCTGTTACCATGGGCCGGAAAACCCACAATAACGCGCCGCGACTGTTTTTGACACAAGCCGCATGTTTTGCAAGTGACGTCGTCGCGATACGTTGCCGGACATTGTGCAACCAAGCGCCCTTTCGGCGTCGTCGTTTTGCGGGCGTCGAAATCATGCGGCAACACCGTCGCGACCGGCCCAACGTCTAGATCGGCTAACTTGTCGGCATGATCTAGATTGTTCGCCGATAGGTTTATGGTAAACCCTTTGGCGTTCGCCGTAGCAATAGCAGCGCGGTTATGTTTGTTCGTTTCCACGTCGTAGTGGGAAAAGGTAAAACCGAGTTTTCCAGCGTTCGCGCCAGCAAGCGCCAAAAGGGCGCCGCGATCGACGTTTTCGCCATCGCCTGGAAGATCGCCGGCTTGATTGTGGCGCCATAGGATATTAGCGGGCAATGCGGCGACCTGGTTGACGAAATCGGAAAACAAACCGCCACGTTGGCCATTTGTTACTTCATCCCAGCGCCCTTTCAACGGATACCCTTCGGCGTAACATCCGTTATTCTTGAACGGGCAAGCGT